CTACGGCTGTCACTTACAGCGGCGGCACAATCAATGGCGTTTTTGACAATGAGACTGTTCCAGTTGATACGGGCGGTTATGTTGCTGTTCACGAAGAGCAGCCACGTTTGACATGCAGAACAGCAGACGTTTCCAGCATATCTTACAACCAGACTATGGTTATTAATTCTGTAACGTATTATGTGCGGGCTTGGATACATGATGGCACTGGCGTCACTGTTGTTCAGTTGGAGAAATCATAGTGGCTCACGTTAGGCAACAAATAAGAGAGCGCATAGTTTCTGTGCTTACCACTAATGTCGCGCTGGTTAGCAGCCGCGTATATGGCACTAGGGTTTATTCTTTGACTGAAGCTGATTTGCCAGCCATTACTGTTTACGCTGGGTCAGAGACTTCTGGCTTGCAGACTGTTGGCCTAAAAACTTCGCAACGGATTGTTTCAATTCAGGTTGATGCTTATGTCCGTGCGACTTCTGACTTTGATGATGATGTGGACGCCATTGCTGTCCAAATCGAAGAGGCAATAGCCAATGACTTTACAGTCAACGGCCTTGCAAAAACTGCTGTGTTATCTAGTACAGAAATGAATTTTTCAGGTGAAGCGGAGCAACCTATTGGTTCTGCAAGGCTGACATTTGATGTGCGTTATGATACAGCTATAAATGATGTTGAAACCGCCAGATAAGGAGACTTTACTATGGCAACTCACGCGGGTAGCGAAGGAACTGTTAAGGTCGGTTCCAACGCGATTGCAGAAATTCGCTCTTTCAGCTTAGAGGAAACAGCGGATACTTTAGAAGATACAACTATGGGCGATACTGCTCGCACCTATAAATCTTCGCTAACAACATTCACTGGATCGGTTGATGTATTCTGGGATGAGACAGACACAAGTGGTCAGGGCGCTTTGACAATCGGTGCTTCTGTTACCCTTAATGTCTATCCAGAGGGTGATGCTTCTGGTGATACATACTATAGCGGATCTGCTATTGTGACAGGCGTTACACGCTCTTCATCATTTGACGGGCTTGTGGAAGCGTCAATAACTGTGCAAGGTAGCGGGGCATTAACAGCTACAACGGTGTAAAAAATGTCATTAGCGAAACGCATTGCGGCCAAACGCGCAGAACAAGAGCGAGGCTTTTTAGATGTGGAAGAATGGGGCGAGGGGGATCAACCTCTTCGCCTTTACTTCACGACAGTCTCAGCGCGTGATATGGAGCAAATCCAGAGAAAGCACAAAGACTTCATCAATAATCCAACAATGTCTGCCATGATCGACTTGATCATTCGCAAATGTGAGAGTGACGCTGGTGAAAAGGCTTTTACGTTAGAGGATAAGCCCATCTTGATGGGTGAGCCTATAAATCTCATTGCTACGGTTTTTGGGGCAGTTCTGGAAAGCGTAACCATAGAGGAACACGAAAAAAACTAAGAGGCGATCCTTTTAGATATAATCTGATTGCATTGGCTGAGTTGCTTGGCAAAACCATAGGTGAAATAGAGCAAATCAGTCTTTCAGAGTATAATGAATGGATCGCTTTCTTTAGGATCAAAGCGGAGCAAAAAGATAATGGCGGTTGAAAAGCTAACTTTTGAGATGAACGCCGTTGGCAATGCTGTTCCGGCTATGAAGAAGGTACAAGCGCAACTGGGATCGCTTGACCAGACCATGACGCGCACAACCCGTCACATGGCTAATCAAAACAGAGCTATGAGATCTAGCGCTGGCGGTATGCAGCGTATGACTAGGAATATGGGTAGTCTTGGTTTGCAAGTGCAAGACGTTGCAGTTCAAGCCAGCATGGGAACTGACGCTTTACGCATCTTCTCTATGCAGGGTGGTCAAATACTCAGCATATTTGGGCCTCTGGGTATGATTGCAGGTGCTTTGACTGGTGTTGGTGCTGCGGTCTTGATGGCAAGTGGTGGACTAGACAGATTTCGCGGTGTTTTTTCCGATATAATGCCAGCATTAGATAACTTCACAAATACACTTGGCGTCTTATTAATGCAATTTCAGCCCCTAGTAAGCTTTGTTGGTGGTGTTCTTAGTGGTGCTTTCAATATGCTTGGAGGCGTTATTGATTTTGTTTCTGACAATCTTGCTGCACTAACCACTGCGGCGGGAATATTCGTTGCAATACAATTAGGAAACATAGCATTTAAAGCTGCTAGAAGTTTCGTGAGCCTTGCAAAGGCTGTATCCGCTACGCAAATCTTGATGAGTGCATTAAATGCTGTCACAAGAAGAAATCCTATTATGTTAATTGCAATAGCTGCTGGAGTTGCCGCAGATCAACTTGGTCTTATCACTAAGGCAATGGATGAGCTAAAGGAAAAATTCCCTGAGTTTTTTGATGCTGTTAGTGATGCGGGAAGTGCTACAGCAGCTTTAATTACAGCAAGTTATGATGCACTTAATGCTGCATTGAGAACGCCAGCCACGCTAGATATAGGCGGGAATGCGGAAGATAAATTATCAAGCATAACATCAGCAACGCAAGGCGCTATGAGTGCCTTAGATCAGATGAGGTCAAGAGTGAAAAGCCTCACAGATACTATAGAGAGCAGCATGGAAAATGCATTTATGTCTATGGTTGATGGCACAATGACTGCGAAAGATGCCTTTCGTGCTATGGCGCGTGATATTATAAAAGAGCTTTATCGGATATTTGTAGTTAAGCAAATAACTGGATTTATCACCAGTGCGATCACTGGAGCATTCGCCCCTGCTTCTGCGGCTGGCACAGGTGGAGCAGTTGCGCCGCCAGTTGCACCCAGAGCTATGGGTGGCCCTGTCTCTGGCGGGCGAGCATACATGGTTGGTGAGCGTGGCCCAGAACTTATCATTCCAAGCCGCAATTCTCACGTTGTGCCTAATAATCAAATGGGCGGCGGTGTAGTTGTTCAGCAAACATTTAACTTCGCTGCAAATGGTGATGAGAGCGTAAAGCAAATAATTGCCCAGCAAGCGCCAAAAATTGCTAAGATGACGCAGCAATCAATAATGGAAAGCCGTAGGCGTGGCGGTCAGATGAAGGCGGTGTTTGGATAAATGGCTATTACATATCCTTTAACTTTACCCACGACAGGGGTTTCATCTGTTGAGTTGCGCACAGTTAATGCTAACGCAACTTCTCAGTCACCCTTTACCTATAAGCAGCAGATTGTTTCGCATGGCGGTCAGAGATTTGAGGCCACGATAAATCTGCCACCTATGAAGCGTGATGACGCAGCAGCGTGGAAAGCAGCCCTTGTGAGCCTCAAAGGATCTTTGGGTACGTTCTTATTGGGTGATCCTGATTATGCGCTTCCACGCGGCACTCTGCGGTCTACAAATGCGCAGAACCAAGCAACGATTAGCGGCACTGCTGGTCAGAGCTTTTTAACAATTACCATGCAGGATCAATCAAGCACTTTATTGGCTGGTGATTATATTCAAGCTGGCGCTGATAGCACCGCACGGCTGTATCAGATCCTAGAGGATAGAACTGGTAGTGGCACTGTTGAAATATTCCCAAATCTAAAAGTTAATTATAGCAATGAGGTTATTGGTACGAATGACACGAAAGGTGTATTTCGGCTGTCAAATAATGTAACATCTTGGTCAATCGATAACGCATCAATTTACGGTATTTCATTTGAAGCCGTTGAAGCAATCACGGGGTAAATCATGGCTGATCGTAAAATATCTGAATTAACTAACATCACAGGCGCTAATCTGGCTGATGACGATGAATTTGCGCTGGTAGATACAAGCGCAGATGAAACAAAAGCGATTACATTTGGTGAGTTTAAGACTGCCCTAGATACTGCCACTGGCTTTGTCAGGATTACTGGCGATACGATGACGGGTAACCTAAGCATGGGTGATAACGTCAAAGCCATCTTCGGCTCAGGGTCTGATTTAGAGATTTATCACAATGGATCAAACTCACTTATTGCTGATGTAGGTCAAGGCCAATTATCTTTGCAGAGCAATGGAGCAGGCATAACATTATGGGATAGCGCAAATTCTCAAGAGTTGGCACAGTTTTACACAGGTGCAGTAGACAAAGGTGTAACCTTATCAAGAAATGGCTCTGAAAAACTCGCCACCACCAGCACAGGCGTAGACATTACGGGTACGGCAGTCACGGACGGCCTTACAGTCGCAGGCAACCTGTCAGTCGATGGCGGCACGATCAAGCTGGATGGGAATTATCCTACTGGTACAGGCAACGTGGCGTTGGGTAATACTGCGCTAGATAGTGTTGAGGCTGGTGGTACTTATAATGTAGCTATTGGGGATTCGGCAGGTACTGCGATTACTACAGGTGATCAGAATACAATACTAGGGTATAGTGCTGGTGTAGCTTTAACTACGGGTTTACGAAATACGTTATTGGGTTCAACCGCTGGAGATGCTCTTGTAGGTGCTGAACGTAATACTGCTGTGGGGTATGGTGCATTACATACTGAAACTGAGGGTGACAGAAGTACTGCTGTAGGTGTGTTTGCTTTAAGCACACAAAATACAACA